ACTATGCCGTACAATCCAATGCCAAAACAAAAACCTAAAGTAGGAATGCCTGCAATGAAGAAACCAAGAAGTGCAGGCGGTTTACAAACAATGGAATTGAGACCAGGTGATGCAGGACACAGTGCCACAATGGGTATGATTAATCGTATGAGGAATGCCAAGTAATGGTTATTAGTGAAGTTATCACAGAGGGACAGGATTTTGTACTCAATGGCATTGAAGAACTTATTGTTCGTGCCAAAGCACGTGGTATGACTTCACTAAAAACACCAGTCGTACAGGCAAAACTAGAAGCTAGTGGTTATTTTGTAGATATAAAATCACTAGTACGTATGTTAAACAGTATTGATGCCGTTGGCAGTGCTAACCGTGAAGAAATTAAATTAGACTCAGCTCTACCCGTTGACGCTGAAAAAGATGACGACACAGTTAGTAAAATGGCATCAAAACAACTTGCTAGAAAAGAGAAGAAACTATGAGCTTAAATTTTAATGCACAACAAGCCAGAAATTTAGCAAGAGCTGACCTTACTATTTTTAATGAGTGTTCAGCAATCATGAATCAGATTATCCAGGATGCTGGAAATGGATTGTACCAAACTATTATTAGTGATGGTACAACGATGACTGAGAGTGACCCAACACCAACTGCTGATGCACAGGCATTTTTCAGTGTATGGCAAGGTGCACTTAGTAATACTGCCAAATTGGATCAAATGAAGCAAGTGTTGGCCTATTTTGAGCGTTTAGGATATACTATATCACGCCAAACAAATACTGGCACAAATACTACATTTAAATGGGTAATCGACTATTGACATTGTGACCAATTAGTGTTACACTGTACAAATGTTAAATATTACCACACCTTATCCTTACAAAGAATTTAAACGCAAGAGTGTAAACGGTAAACGTTTATACGAGAACCCATATGGCGAGCCAGTGCCTAGTGTAACAACTATACTGGACAAAACAAAGCCATGGGAAAAGCGTCAAGCACTCAACAACTGGAAAAAACGAGTTGGAGAAGCGAAAGCACAACAGATAACAACCGAAGCCGCTGGCGTAGGTACTGTTATGCATGAAATGTTGGAAGCCTGGAGCCTCAATGAGGAATACACAGGCAAAACCTTACTGCAAGCCAAAATGATGGCTGAAACAGTTATTAAAAACATTGAATCTGATGTAAATGAAGTATGGGGTAGTGAAGTTAACTTGTGTTACCCTGGCTTATATGCAGGTACTACTGATTTGGTTGGTATGTATAAAGGACGTCCTACAATCATGGACTTTAAACAAACTAACCGGCCCAAGAAACGTGAATGGATCGACGATTACTTCCTTCAAGCGGCCGCATATGGTATGGCACATAATGAAATGTTTGAGACTAAAATTGAACACGCTGCAATCTTTATGTGTAGTAGAGAATGTGAATGGCAACTATGGGAGGTAGGCCCAGAAGAGTTTAAAGAATGGGAAGAAAAATGGGCACAACGAGTTGCTGAGTTTTATAACCTGTCATAAATACATTATAGAGGAAACAACCCATGGCAGACACACGAATTAGTAAAATTAAAGTAAGGCAAGGCAACTTTGCAGATTTGCCTATGCTTGATCCTGGCGAAGTAGGATACGCAACAGACGACCAGCGTTTGTTTATTGGAAACACAACTATTAATGTAGGTACAGGTAATGGTGCACTTACACAGTTTGTTGTCCCAAACACGTTACCCTATCCAAATGGCGTACTAGCAGTATTTGTTGACGATGTACAAGTAAATGCCGCTGATTATGACATTATAGGAACCACACTAACGTTTGCATCAGCACCAACTGGTGTTATCACTGTAAACTTTAATAGTGAAATCGTGTTAGACCGTCATGAAACATTTCCACGTAGTATTTCCTTATCTGCAAACGGCTCAAATGCCGCAACTGGGTTTAGTATTGATACGTTACAATACAATGTTGTAATAATTGATTACACACTGGAAAGTGCAAACGGTGTACGTGTTGGCCAAATCAGAATGGCAACAGATACTAGTGCAAGTACTAGTGCAATTGATGACAACTATACTGAAACAGCAACAGTGGATATAGTTTTCGGTGCGGATATTAGTGTAGCAAATAAACTTCGGTTGATGTACACTGATAACGCAAATATTATAACAAAATTTAAGTATACATATCAACTTTGGAACAGCAATTAAACCATCGAGCCTGGTATGAATCACCTAGCAAGCGATTGAGCATGTGGCGTGAGTTCAGAAATGGCTTAGATACAAAAAATACCGTTGAGGTGTGCGAAACTGTCATTAAATGGTGGATTAGTGCACCCTTAGTAAATATTGCCATTGATCCTGTCAATAGTGATCAGTGGCCAACACCGTGGGAAATGTTACATCAGGGAGACTTTTGTAACAATAGTTTAGCACTAGGAATGGCATACACTATATACTATGCCAATCCAGATATTGAAAATGAACTAGTTTACATTACTTGTCCTGATACAAGTGTGCAAAAACTTTGTGCATTAATAGACAATAAACACTTGCTTAACTTTGATCATGGCCGTATAAGTACATTACCTGATGAAAAAAAGTGTTTCATCAGTTACCGATCTAAAGTTAAAAACATAGTCAAATAATAATAAAGTGATGACTTTCGAGGAGTCGACACATAGATATAATCGTAAGGACGCAAATAATATGAGCAACATTCAAGTAACAAAAAGAGATGGAAGTAAAGAGGCAATTGACCTCGAAAAGCTACACAAAGTAGTATTTTATGCATGTGAAGGCATTAACGGCGTAAGCCCTAGTCAGGTAGAAATGAAAAGTAATTTACATTTTTACAATGGTATTACTACTGGCGACATCCAAGAGACACTTATTAAAAGTGCCTCAGAGTTAATTGAAGAAGACACACCAAACTATCAATGGGTCGCAGGACGCCTTATTGTATATCATTTACGTAAACAAGTATATGGTAGCTTTGAACCCTGGCATATCTTAAAACTAATTACCCGTAACGTAGATGAAGGATGGTATGATCCAGCATTGCTCACTGATTATACTGAATCGGAATGGGACGAACTTAATAACTATATTAAACACGATCGTGATCAAGACTTTACATATGCCGCCATGGAACAATGGCGTGGCAAGTACCTTGTACAAAACCGTGTAACAGATGTAAAACTAGAAACTCCACAAATGGCATATATGCTAATTGCGGCTACACTATTTGCTTCATACGACAAAGACACAAGATTAAAATGGGTTAAGGATTATTACGATGCTATTAGTAACTTCGATATTAGTTTACCTACTCCTGTTATGGCGGGCGTCCGTACTCCACAGAGACAATTTAGTTCATGCGTTCTTATTGAAACTGGCGATAGCCTTGATAGCATTAACGCAACTACTAGTAGTATTGTCAAGTACGTATCACAAAAAGCAGGTATTGGTGTTGGAGCAGGAAGTATTCGTGCTCTCGGCTCCCCCATACGTAAAGGTGACGCATATCATACCGGGGTCGTTCCTTTCTACAAAATGTTCCAGGCTGCTACCAGATCATGTAGCCAAGGCGGCGTGCGAAACGGAGCAGCAACATTATATTACCCGATTTGGCATCTCGAAGCAGAAGATTTACTAGTTCTTAAAAACAACAAAGGTGTAGAAGACAATCGTGTACGTCATATGGATTATGGTGTGCAGTTTAACAAATTAATGTATGAGCGTCTAATTCAAGGCGGAGATATCACACTGTTTTCACCTAGTGATGTTCCAGGCCTATATGATGCGTTTTTTGCAGATCAAGACGAGTTTAAACGTCTGTATGAAACAGCAGAGCGCAATACTAGACTACGTAAAAAGACTATGAAAGCTATTGACTTGTTTAGCAAGTTTATGGGAGAGCGTAAAGACACTGGTCGTATCTACTTGCAAAATGTTGATCACAGTAATGAACATGGTAGTTTTAAACCACAACATGCACCTATTAAACAAAGTAACTTGTGTTGTGAGATTAATTTGCCAACGAAACCATTGAATGACTTTAATGATCCAGATGGTGAGATTGCACTATGTACACTAAGTGCTGTTAATTGGGGCAATGTACGTAAACCAACTGACTTTATCCGTATTGGTAAACTAGCAGTACGTGGACTTGATGCACTACTCAGTTATCAGAACTATCCAGTAATTGCCGCTGAAATGGCAACCATGGGCAGACGTCCACTGGGTGTAGGTATTATCAACCTTGCATATTGGATGGCACGTAACAATATGACATACAGTAACCCTAATCTAGCACTAATTGATGAATATGCAGAAGCATGGAGTTATAGTTTAATTAAAGCAAGTGCTGACTTAGCACAAGATCAAGGTGCATGTTTGTGGAACGACCAAACAAAATACAGTGATGGTATCCTACCTATTGATACATACAAGAAAGATGTAGATGAACTAGTAGCACATCAAGAACGTATGCCATGGGCAGAGCTAAGAACACAGTTAGCATCAACAGGTATACGTAACTCAACACTAATGGCTCTTATGCCTGCTGAAACATCAGCACAGATTTCAAATGCTACAAACGGTATTGAACCACCACGTAGTTTAGTAAGTGTTAAGCAAAGTAAACATGGTGTATTAAAACAAGTTGTGCCTGGTATCCATCATCTTAAAAACAAGTATGAACTGTTGTGGGATCAAGAATCTCCAGAGGGATACTTACAAATTATGGCAGTGCTACAAAAATATATCGATCAAGGAATTAGTGTTAATACAAGTTATAATCCACAGCACTTTCCAGATGAAAAGATTCCAATGAGTAGCATGTTACAGCACTTAATGATGTTCTATAAGTATGGCGGTAAGCAGTTGTATTACTTCAACACTTATGACGGTGCTGGTGAAATAGATATTGACAAACTAGAACAATCAAGTATAGTGGATAAAAGTCAGGACGACTTTGAAACACAAGAAGAATATGACGACTACTGCGAAAGCTGTGTAATTTAAAGAGAGAGATAATATGAGTGTTTTTAATATAAAAAATAGAAGTGACCATACAAAAAACTTGGCATTCCTTGACCCGTCAGGTGGTGTAACTATTCAACGATATGATACAATGAAGTATCCTAGCTTTGATAAGTTTACTGACAAGCAATTAGGATTCTTTTGGCGTCCTGAAGAAGTTGATACTTATCGTGATGGTAAAGACTTCAAACAGTTGACTGATCACGAACAACACATCTTTACAAGTAATCTTAAAAGACAAATCTTGTTGGACAGTGTACAGGGTCGTGCACCTGCTGAAAGTTTTGGCAGTATTGTAAGTTTGCCAGAACTAGAAAACTGGATTATTACTTGGACATTTAGTGAAACAATTCACAGCCGCAGTTACACACATATTATTCGTAATGTGTATAATGATCCCAGCATTATTTTTGACGAGCTAATGGACATTCCAGAGATTATAGATTGTGCTGGAGATATTTCCAAGTACTATGATGACTTGATTGAAAACGCTAGTTATTACAATCTATTGGGCGAAGGTACACATACAGTAAACGGCAAGAAAGTTGTAGTTGATATGTATGAACTTAAAAAGAAACTATGGCTTGCACTAATGAGTGTAAACATTTTGGAAGGTGTTCGCTTCTATGTATCATTTGCATGTAGTTGGGCATTTGCTGAACTTAAAAAGATGGAAGGCAATGCTAAGATTATTAAGTTTATTGCTCGTGATGAAAACCTACATTTAGGATCAACACAGCTATTACTTAAAACACTGAAAAAAGATGATCCAGCATTTGAACGAATTGCTCGTGAAACAGAAGCCGAATGTATTCAAATGTTTGTTGATGCGGTAGATCAAGAAAAAGCATGGGCTGAGTATTTGTTTAAAGATGGTAGTATGCTTGGCTTAAACAAAGAACTACTAAGTCAGTATATTGAGCACATTGCAATGAAACGCATGAACAATGCAGGGCTACCAAAAATTTATAACCAAACAAGTAACCCATTACCATGGACACAAAAATGGATTGCAGGAGGCGATGTACAAGTTGCACCGCAGGAAACAGAGATTACCAGTTACATTAATGGTGGTACAAAACAAGATGTAAACGAAGATACGTTTAAAGGATTTAGTTTATAATGATCACAGTATATAGTAAAAATTTATGCGGCTATTGCGATATGGCCAAGGATTACCTCAAAAAGAACGGATTTGAGTTTGAGGAAATTAATGTAGAATCGAATCCAGATGCACGTGAGTTTCTAATTACAGAAGGTCATAGAACAATGCCACAGATTTATCATGATGGCAAATTATTAGTAGAAGGCGGAGGTATGGCGTTAGTAAGATTACAACCCCAAACTGTACGTGAACTCATAGGAGAAGTAGACTTAAATGTTAGTAATTTCAAACTTTAAAAAAGGTGACATTATGACTATTAAATGTAGTACTGGCGAAGAAGTCGTTACTAGATTTGATTCAGATAATGATAACGAACTAAAAGTAGTTAAACCAACAGTACTTACGATTAATCCAAATGATGGCAAAGCAATGCTCATTCCTTGGCTTATGAGTATTGATACAAAAACAAATGAACCAGTTATTGTTTCTAAAACACAAGTACTGGCTATTACAAAAACTGAGAAGAGCTTGGCTGACGGATATATACAAAGCACTACTGGTATCCAATTGGCACTTTAGTTGCAATAAATACGTGTATGAACTTTGTACACAGAAATAATGACAAGAGACTATGTGGAGCATCAACTAGAGCCACAGTCAATAATGTTAGAGTAAACAATCAATTTATTAGTACAGAGGGCGACCCCAACACACATGGAGGGGGCGCTCTTCAAGCCACTGCAACCAGT